ATAGTATATTATAATAAAAAAAACCTATATAACTTAATTTGAGAACGCAACACCGGCCATACCGTTTTTAATGCGTAAAATATTGTAGTTGACACCATATACTCTGTGAATGTTATTACCACCGGTTGGGTTTGTAATGTTAATCTTCGCTGTGTCTAAGCGAGAGAAGTTCAATGAACCAGTTGGTTGTGATTTGCTCAAGTTGAGAGAGAATGGCCATGTGAATGTTGGAACAACCGCGACTGTATCGGATGGCAAGTTTTGGCAGTGCATGCGTGGAACCACGGTGTGGTGGAATTCAGCACTTGTTCCTTCGAAGAGAGCAGTTCCGTTAATGTAGAGTGTTGATTCATCGAAATTGAACACACTATCCCATTCACCGTTGGCTGGGTCAAGGTCGCCAGAGACCAAGTGGACGGCTTTGCATGGGTGGTTGAAGTAAGTTAAATCAAACTCGGTGTCAGTGTTGGACACTGGTTGGTATTGAGTTTGTGTAATAAGAATTTCGTGTTCACGCTCAGTGAGGAAATTTCTTTCATCTGTGTCCAAGTAGGCATACATCGCGTAAACCTTTGGTGTGGAAGCTGGAACAAAACCGGAGCGGCACTTAACTCTAATTTCGACTTCGTGGTACTGTAGGGCAGCCAATGGAAGGGCCTTGGTCCAGTCTTGTGAGAAGAAGAAAGGAATGATGTAGTGGTTGCCATATCCAGTCGCGCTGTCAATGGCATTACCACCCACTGAGGTACCGGTGGAAGCCATAGAAGCTTGCGCTTGGGTTTCGTTATACAACAAGTTGTGAACAGCATCAATGTAGAGAGAATCTAATTTGCAAATTTGTTGACCACCAATCATCAAGATGAATTCAGTTGGGTCATTGCTGTTAGAATTGAAACCGGTGGCGAGATCAGCGGTTGTGGTTATACCGGTGGCTTCAACCCAAACATAAGTCAAAAGATCCCCCTTTGATTTAATTGGGATATTGACTTCGTTGTTGGAACCGAAAGTCCCGATGTAATCGATCCGTTCTGGCTTGAGTGAGAAATTAGTGTGGCGCTTATAGTTTTGCCTGAAGAAACTTACTTGTGGGTCGCCAGTCAAATAGGCATCCTGGACTCCTTTAGAAACGAGGCTTATTAAAGCAGACATTTATATTAATTTCTTATATTTTAATTTCGCTTAAAAAAATCTGTCCATTGTACGTTAAGTATGGTGACATTTCAAGCACTTACCTGGGAGGCCAGAGATGAGAACGATGCATATATTATAAGTATCTTTGGACGAACAGAGGATGGTGCATCTGTGTGCGTATCTACAAGGTTTGAACCGTATTTCTATGTTAAACTGGATAAACACGAAAGCAATCGAAACGGTGCATTAAATTTGTTTAACAAACTGAAGAAAATATGCCCTGGGTGTCTAGAGCGTTTTGCCTTGTCCCAAGCCACTGATGTTTGGGGATTCCAGAACGGTGAAAAGTCTACCTTTGTAAAATTGTTTTTCAATTCATTGACATCTTTTAGATATGTGAATGGTGTTCTGAGAAGGACACTTCCTGATGAGTTCAGACCAAGAAAAGTGTATGAATCAAATCTTGAACCTATGCTGAGGTTTATGCACTTGACTGGAATCAAATCAACTGGCTGGATAGATGCAAGTGAATCTTGTATTCAAGGTGGGTATGCACACACAGATATTGACTTGTTTTGCACAAATTGGAGAGACCTAAAGGGCCTAGACAAAGATGATGTGGCTCCACTCATATATGCATCCCTTGATATTGAATGTAATAGTTCCACGGGCAAATTTCCAGACCCAGAAATCACGGGTGATAGTGTCTTCCAAATAGCAATTTCTCTAATTAAATATGGAGAAAGCGAACCATACAACAAAACGTGTTTGTGTTATAAAAATACAGATGCGAATTTAGAAGGTTCTCATATCATCGACTACAAAACAGAAAGAGATTTGTTGATGGGATTTAGAGAATTTTTATTTAGACATGATGTTGATGTTATAACTGGATGGAACTTGTTTGGTTTCGATATGAATTACATTTATACTCGTGCAGTGGTTTGTGGATGCCCTCGTAAATTTTTCAATTTGGGTAAGTTGAAAGATCATGAAAGTAAGATTGTCGAGAAGAATTTATCTTCAAGTGCATTGGGACATAACGAGTTGAAACTCCTTAAAATGCCAGGTAGGTTTATTTTTGATATGTTTTTTGAGGTCAAGAAAGGATACAAACTTGATTCATATAAACTTAACTCTGTATCAAAACTCTATCTCAATGGTGAGGAAAAAATTGACATGCCAGCTAAGGAAATGTTTGCGAGGTTTAATGAAGAAGACCCAATCAAGTTGAGAGAGGTTGCCGAATACTGTATTCAAGATACTCTTCTTCCAATTAAACTTGATAAGAAGCTATGCATTTTTACAAATCTTCTAGAGATGGCTAAGGCAACTTGGGTTCCTATTGATTATCTCTCTGAAAGAGGACAACAAATCAAGGTCTTTTCACAACTTGCTAAAAAGGCGAAAGAGATGGGATTTATTATTCCTGTTATACGACACGGGAAAGAACCAGAAGCATCATATGTGGGTGCAACAGTTTTGGATGCCCATAAAGGAGCCTACTATAAACCTATTACTGCCCTAGATTTTGAAGGACTGTATCCAAGTATTATGATGGCACATAACCTTTGTTATTCGTCATTAGTCATGAATCCAAAATATGAGAATATTTCAGGAGTAGAGTATGAGTCTTTTAAAGTTGGTGACATTACATATAAATTTGCTCAGAATGTTGACACCCTTCTTCCGAGTATTCTTAAGGAGTTGAAAATGTTCAGAAAACAAGCAAAGAGAGATATGGCCGCTGCTACAGGACACATGAAAGAGGTCTACAACGGAAAACAACTTGCGTATAAAGTAAGTATGAATAGTGTTTATGGCTTCACAGGAGCTGGTCGTGGTATGCTCCCATGTGTTCCAATTGCTTCATCAGTCACTCTGATGGGTCGTTCTATGATAGACATGACTAAGGACTATGTTGAAAAGAATTTCCCTGGTTCAAAGGTTCGTTATGGCGATTCAGTATCTGGAGACACACCTATTGTAGTCTGTAAAAATGGTATTGTAGCCTGTGTTGAGATTCAGAAGTTGTGCTCTAAATATTCAAAATATGGAGATAAGGAATATGGTATGACAGAAGGTTTAGATGTATGGACTGAAAAAGGTTGGACACCTATTGAACGGGCAATTAGACACAAAACCACAAAGAAGATGTATCGCGTCTCAACTGGTTTGGGTATTGTTGATGTTACAGAAGATCATAGTCTTTTGGATAAACATGCTACTATAATTAAACCAATTGATTTGAATATTGGTTCTGAGCTACTTCATGCAGATAGTTCAAAGATTAAGTATTCCAATATACCAGTTGATTTGGACACTAAGTCCATTGAAATGATGGGTAAATACTACGCACGGGGTGAGATAGACCATGTGTCTTCAATGATTTTGAATGGCCCAGATGAGTATGTGGATCATTTTATTTTTGGTTTTTTTTCAGAGAATATCTATTTTGAATTTGATTCAAAGGTCAAGTGTGCCGAAATGTATTTATTGTGTCGCCGTTCCAAACACCCAATGATTTTTTATTACAAAAATGGTCGTTATTGTATTGAGTTTGGAAACAATAAAAACAACGCAAAAACGATTAAATCTATTGAATATTTGGGTGAAACCGAGCAGTATGTGTATGACCTAACTACAAAGTCTCATCATTTTCATGTTGGACCTGGTGAGATTGTGGTTCATAACACAGATTCTGTAATGGTTGAGTTTGATGTGGGTGATAGAACTGGTGAAGATGCGATTGCATACAGTTGGGAGTTGGGTGAGAGAGCTGCGAATGAATGCACAAAATTATTCAAAGCCCCAAATAACCTTGAACTTGAGAAAGTGTATTGTCCTTACTTCCTTTATTCAAAGAAGCGTTATGCGGCTAAACTATGGACTAGGGGCAAGGACGATAAAATGAATATGGATTACATTGACATCAAGGGTCTTCAAGTTGTGCGCCGTGATAATACACCATATGTTAGGGAAGTATGTAAAGAGTTGTTGGATGTATTGTTGTCCACGAGCGACCCAGAGCCAGCTAAAGCTTTAGCGCATCAGAGGGCAGTTGAACTTTTAGATGGTTCTGTTGAGAATGAAAAACTTTTATTGTCCCAACAACTGGGTGATAAATACAAAAACAACAATTTACCACATGTTGCAGTTAGGGATAAGATGAGGGAGCGTCGCCCTGGTTCAGAACCACAATCTGGAGATAGAATTCCGTATTTATTGGTTGATACAGGGGACCCTCGCGCCAAGGGTTATGAGAAATCAGAAGACCCTGTTTGGGTTAAAGAGCATAATCTACCCATTGACTATCGGTACTATTTTGATAAAAAATATTTGAATCCAATTTGTGACCTTATAGAACCTCTGGTTGAGAACCCAAAGGAAGATATATTTGGAGATTTGATTATTAAGAAGGTTAGGGGGAGAAAGAAGTTAGTCCCAGATAAAAACCAACCGAGCGTGTTAGATATATTTAAAAAATGGGAGCTAATGAATAGTAAGGATGACAGTGTTTGATGAAATTGAAAAGCTAGTGAATGATGAAGTCGAACGACGAATCATGATGCGTATGAATAAATACGCAGAAAACTTATCTCTTATTCATGGCATTCCACTGCGTTTGTTGTTGAGGGATATTCCTTCAGATGATGAATGTGAGGTCATATGCCAAGGTCTTCTAAAAAGTGGAAAGCGCTGCACGAGACGTGCAAAAACTGAGGGTTTTTGTTTATCGCATATACATCAGAAAAAATCGGTAGAACCGATACAGATTGTTTCTGAGGTGGTGCATAATCACTCGTTCCCGCCTATTTTTAAACATGATTGTCCGGCTTGTCAAAAGACAATTAATGATACGGCGATGAGACCGGACTTTCTATCTACTTTTTGAGGATGTGTCTATTATCTTCGATATAAGTAATTATATCATTGACAATACACCATCTGAGGAAATTCAATTGACTCACCGTTGTTGAAATTTTTTCATTGTTAGGTAATTCAAAATCAATCCTCTCTGTTCGACAGAAAGGGTCAAATGCGCGTTTGCTGTAGCCATCTAACGATGCCTTGTATTGGATATGAACAGGAAAGTCTTTACCATCCCGTGTTTTATACCTTGTCTGATTTGATTTAGCGTAGTTCGTTATAAACCACTCGATGTTCCGCAAGGAAACTCCCTTTCTGTGGTTTATAACATCTAACAATTGTGAGGCGTTTCTATTATTGCTGTAAAACTTATTGAGAGAGTTTAGCAATAATTGTTGAGATTGAGTAATCATTACAATCTATTGTACACAATTCTTTAAATATCTATAAAAGTGTCTATTCCAAGTATTTATTTGTTCAGCCGTTTTTGTATATGATTTTTTTTCAAATTTAACCTTCTTTCCTATCTCTCTATTCATGATGTTCTGCGGACTCAGGTTCAACTTGTTATGGAAACAGTGGGCACACACTCTTTTTACCCTGAGTCCATAAAATTTTAAATACATGGTGTTGTATGTTAAGTCAATTGGAACATCCATGTAAAATCTTACTGTATGTATGAGTAATCCTGGGTCATCTGTGTTTACATATACGCATATAGGTCTATGACATTGATAGCATAATCTTTCCCATGCAAATGACATGGTTTATTATTATTTTATTTCTTTATTACAGATATGTTTATTCAAATAATCATAATATTGATTCTCATACTCATGATAATGAAAAGCAAAAATCCATCTGTTATTGAGAAACTAGTAAAGAAGACAGCAAAGTATGCTACAATGGCTCAACAGAGTGAGTCCCCAGTTGTCGCCTTGATGCACGCAAATTATTCAATCGCACACCTTGAATTTCTTTTGGAAATTGCATCACACAGACAAATTGCTCGAGTTGCAAACATTGATGTTCCATTATTTATTGAACATGTTATGATGGTTCAAGAACAAGTGACCAAAAAAGTTATTCAGAAGGTTCCAGCTCTGCAAGGTGAGATTGATTTATATTTGTCTTCGATCGCAGGAAATTAGTTAATTAAAAAAATGACTAATAAATAAACCAATGAATAGTCATCTCATTCTTTCATTTTTTTTGTCATTACAATACCTAAGTATCCTCTTTGTTTCGTGGGAGGCACGCAAAATTGAAAATGAACTCTGCAAGATGGCTCATGGAACCTCGTCGTTGGGAAGTGGTCAACAGGGATCAACCGTCGGATACGGTTATGAAGAAGAAGAAGTATCAAGCTCCCCCAACCCACCTAATGAGACAGTCTCAGAAGGGACCCGATGTGGATGCTTTGGATCCAAGACTCGAAAAGATAAGAGAAAAAATGCATAAAAAGAGAAATGAATGGCTCGTGAACAGAGAATCAAAAAGTTTGAAAAAATTAAAAAATAACACTGGTGTAGTCAAGGAAACTTGTAAAGCTTTGACTAAATCAGGGAAGAGATGTTCGTTTTCGGTCTCATGTGGGGACTTTTGTAGAAAGCACTCTACTTAATAAAAATAATTTGTAATTATATACATGAATTCTTCAGTCATTGCAATGGCCCTATTCCTAGCCATAACATACTTAGCTCCAATTATAATTAAGACCCCAACGAATGTCAAACCAATCGATGACTTGGTTAAGATGTCAATAGTTCAGAGGCAGTATATGATGACAGGGGTTATACTCATTGGTATTATCGTTTATTTAACTGATTACATCAAAGAAAAGCACTTCTAAATTCATTTTTAATATTTTCTTCACTCAATAATTCCGTCGTGTGGTTATGATCCACATAACGCAATCGTTTGTCGTATGCATCTTGCATAAATTGTTGAAGTTGTTCAAAATCTGGGTCTCCCCATTCCATACCCTTTTGAAACAAGAAATCATCTTTGGGGAGAGTTGTCATACCACATTTAATAGTGTAATCACTCTTAATGTATTCACTGGCTGCTCCATATTCTGATAAAATAACTGGTTTGTTATGAAGCGCAGCTTCGACAGCTCCCATACCAATACCTTCCGAATGACTGAATGAAACATAACAATCACCTTCGGCATGCATCTTATCAATTTCACTGTCTGGTAGAAGACCATTAATAATAGTGACCCTAGGGACATTTACTTGGACATCCACATTACATGTCGCCTTGACAAGTAAATGTGTATCTGGATTATTCATTCGAATAAATGCTTCCAAAATTTTACGAAATTGTTTTCTATCATCAATGATATTTCCAATGTGATAAAAAATATATGGTTTATTCGTTTTATCAATGGGTGGCAAGGGTCGAATTGGAACTGCCGCATGGATAAGTGGAAACTTTTTATCTGGAAATTGTCTTGAAAATACTTTTTGACAAAACTTACTCGCAACGGCAATTTCATCAAACATATCAAACAATTTTCCATATGCCGGGTGAACAGTTTCAGTTTCACAAATAGACATGCACACAAGTTTTTTGCATATCTTTTTCAATTGTGGAATTGTTTGAAACCAATAATCAACTGGGAGAGCGAATATAAAAATATTATCGCATGGTTTAATTTCTCCTTCATACAATACTTTGTAGGGACATCCCAATATTTGGGCATACTTAGAACATAATTGGCCGATACCGCTTTG